GAATAAGGACGATGCTGATTCAGACCAAGACCATCTGGACGCCCGATAACTCCTCTTTCCCGCAGAATTGCCTAAAAAGGTTATTTTATCTGTGAAAAACGCAGAAAATTTGGAACATCTCAGAGAAAAACTGAAAACAGGAAAAATGGGGGGCTTACGTGAAAAACATTCTACATATCGATGCAGCGAGCGGTTTGTGCGATCTGATGAGCAATCTCAACGACGGCACGAACCAGGTTGTGCTGGACATCCATGCTGACACGGCGCTGCATCCTACATTGGAGATTGCAGGAAGCTCCATCGACATCAATCAGACCAATTTTAGCTACGAAATTCCAAGTGCCGACTATGTCGGGTCTGGGATTTTGCAGTTCCGGGTGGTGGATGACGAGAAGACGGGGGAGTACTTCCAGGTGTCAAAGGTGGCCAGCGATGACGGCAACCTGATCTTGAAGCAGACGTCTGCTTATGTCTACGTCTTGAGCCTAGCGGGAACTGGCGGGAGCGCTGCCACCACAGTGAGTGTGAAAGTGGGCGGCACGACGACGCTCCCGGCGGGCAGCGATGCGAACGTGTACAACTCTGGGGACGAACAGGATGTCGTGTTGCAGTTTGCTATCCCTCAGGGGGCAACTGGGGCTAGAGGCCCTAAAGGTGACACTGGTGCAACTGGCGCGCAAGGTGCAGAAGGCCCGCAAGGTATCCAGGGGCCGCAAGGTCTGAAAGGCGACAAGGGCGACAGAGGTGCGACTGGTGCGCAGGGGGATACCGGCCCTCGGGGTGCAACTGGTCCGAAGGGGGACAAGGGTGAACAGGGAGAGAGCGGCGTTACAGCTCCGACCAATGGGTTCTTCACCCTAGCCGTAGACGCAAATGGTGACTTGTGGGTGTACTCCACGACCGGCGACACGACGCCGACTTTTGAGTATGACGCAACAAGTGGGAATCTGTATGTGGTCATGGAGGTGGATTGATGGCAACCGTAAAGACATTACTGGGCAACGTGAAAGGCCCGAAAGGCGATACCGGACCCCAGGGTGAAACTGGCCCACAGGGACCCCAGGGCGTACAAGGGCCTGCGGGTGCTGACGGTATAAATGGCACCGATGGTGCGCCTGGCGCACAGGGTCCGACCGGTCCACAAGGGCCGCAAGGCCCGAAAGGTGACAGTTATGTGCTGACGTCCGCCGACAAGCAGGAGATTGCGGTTGAGGTGGAGAGTGATGTACTCGCCTGCACGGTGAACACTTACAATATCGCGACAGGGGCCGTCTCCGCCGGGAGCATTACTGTGACAAAGAAAGCGGGAATATGCTTTGTCAGTGGCAGTATCACGCTATCTGCGAGCATTAGTAGTTGGACCTCTGTCCTAAGCAGCGCAAAAGTGCCCGCGCCCCAGCACGGCGAACTGGTGCCATTTGACGCATCACAGTGGGGGGCAAGCTATGCCCGCACGTTGCGTGGGCGAATCCCGCCCAGCGGCGGGCTGCAGCTGGTCTATGGTGCTGCGGGGAGCTATGTGCTCGCATTGGCCTATCCTATTGCGTGAGGTGAAGGTATGGAAAGCATTGTTGTCGCGCTGATTACAGGCGGATTGTCTTTGATCGGCGTTATTATCACCAGCAGGAGCAGCGGGAAAAAGGTGCAACAGCAGTTGGAGATTGCCCAGGCTGTCACCGATACCAAAATCGAGGAGTTGACCCGTGAAGTCCGGCATCACAATGGGTTTGCCGACCGAGTGCCCATCCTAGAAGAAAAAATGAAAGTCGCCAACCACAGAATTGACGACTTGGAACGTAGAAAGGAGCATAGCCATGAAGAATAAAAATTGGTGGAAGGCAGCGGGCTGGCGGGCTCTGCGCACGGTAGCTCAGACCGCCCTTGCGACCATCGGCACGACCTCCGTGCTGACCGGCGTAGACTGGCTGCTGGTGCTCAACACGACCGCCCTGGCTGGCATTTTGAGCGTGCTGACCAGTATCATCAAGGGGATTCCCGAGGCAGACGAATGAGTCGGCGGGAAGAACTGCTGAACTATCTGGGCGGCAAGGACAATGGGGCGATGATTGAACCCATGGTAGATGAGGTGGTGTTCCTGGAGCAGCGGCTCACGGAGCTGCGGAAGCTGCCGTTCCTCCGGGTTCACCCGCACAACCCGGAGATTCAGAAAGCAACACCGGCCAGCCGGATGTATGTTTCTCTGATGGCGCAGTACAACGCCAATATCCGGACGCTGGCGCGGCTGTCCGGCAAAATCGAAGCAGAGGAAGAAAGCCCGTTGCGGAGTTGGGTGAAGAATCAACCAACTCTGAACCGGATAGAAACCACAGCTCCACCAGTAATCCCACCCCCTCCCAAGGGAGAGGGGTATATCTGCGACCCGGTCAAAAATGTAAGCTGCGAAAAGGGGGCATCTTGCCAGACGGTGTGCTTCTACACAACGAATCGTGCGTATGCCGTGGAGAATAAGGACGATGCTGATTCAGACCAAGACCATCTGGACGCCCGATAACTCCTGCCTGCTGGAATACCGGGCACGGGCTGAGAGTGGGGAGATTATCATCGGGCAAGAGCTTTGGCAGGAGCTAGAGAACTTGTATGAGGACTTCCACAACGACCGCTATTTCTACAACACCGATACCGCCAATCTTCGCATGGACTTCATGGAGCATTGCGTGCGGCTGACAAAGTCGCCGTTCTACAATCAACCCATGGTCCTCATGCTCTGGCAGAAGGCGTGGATTGAAGCGCTCTACTCGTTCAAAATGGCCGATACCGGATTTGACCGGTTCAAAAAGACCATCCTATTGATTGCCCGGAAGAATACGAAGAGCGAAACATCATCGGCGCTGGCGTTGTCCGAGTTTGTCACCGGCAACGAGGGTGCAGATATTTGTTGCAGCTCCAATGATGACACCCAGGCCAGCCTGGTCTATGACGCGATTGACACCATGCGGATGCTCATTGACCCAAACGACCTGGACACCAAGCGGAACCAGCGCTTCATTTTGAACCGGGTCACCAATACCAAAGTGTTCAAGATGTCCGACCGGACAAAGAATAAAGAGGGACGGAACATCGACTTTGCAATCGTGGATGAGACCCACGAAATGAAAGAGAATGTCATTGGCAAGTCTGTTGAGCAGTCCCAGTCCTTGAAAGATAACCCGAAGTTTATCAATATCACGACGGAAGGTTTCGTGGTGGACGGATACCTGGATGAGGAGCTGAAAAAGGCCCGTGCGGTCATCCGCCGGGAGGACACCGGCATAGCAGGGGAACGCCTGCTGCCGTGGCTCTACACCCAGGACAGCGAGCTGGAGGTGTGGCAGGGTGACCGGGAGAACCGGCTGTGGATGAAGAGCAATCCCACCCTGGGCATCGTCAAGAAGTGGGAGTACTTAGAGGAACAGGTGGACATGGCCAGGACGAGCAAGGCGGACAGAATCTTCGTGCTGGCCAAGGATTTCAACATCAAGCAGAACGATGGACAGGCGTGGCTGAACCTGGAGGACTATGACTATCAGGCCGTCTACGACCTGGAAGACTTCCGGGGCTGCATCTGCCTGGGGGCAGTGGATATGTCGGAGACCACCGACTTGACCTGCGCCAAAATCCTGCTAATGAAGCCTGGTGACAATACAAAGTACATCTACACGATGTATTTCATTCCGGAGCGGAAGTTGACGGAATCCGACGACAAGAACGCTGGCGCCGAATACGCAGAATGGGCGAAGGCCGGATACATCACCGTATCAGAGGGCAATGACATCGACCTTGCCCTGGTGGCGGACTGGTTCTACCAGCTGTATGTGTCCTATGACATCAAGCTGTGGAAGTGCGGTTATGACCAGCGCTTCTCAAAAGACTGGCTCAACCAGATGGAGTTTTACGGCTGGCAGAAGGCCAACGATGACCTGATCCTGATCTTGCAGAACCGGGAGACGTTGAGTAATGCCATGAAGCTGTGCGAGGCTGATTTTGCCCACCAACTCATCAACTATAACGACAACCCAGTGGACAAATGGAACCTGAAAAATGCCGGTATCGACGTGGACAGCGTAGGCCGCTGCATGGCGGTCAAACTGGAGCCGCAAAAGCGGATTGACGGCGCTGTGACCCTCATCATCCTGTACGAGATGTACCGGCGCTATCGGACAGAATTTAAGCAGTTGCTAGAGAGGTGATGTGATTGAGCTGGCTGGATAAGCTGCGGCGGAAAAAGCCGCAGAATACAACGTATGCGGATATGCTGAACGGGTTCACTCCGATTTTCTCCCAGTTCGGGGATAACATCTATGCCTCCGACGTGGTGCAGCAGGCGATACGCTGCATCGTCCAGGAGATGAAGAAGCTGAAACCGACGCACATCCGGGAAAACGGGTCAGACAAGATTGCAGTCAGGGGGAACATCCAAACCATCTTGGACAAGCCCAATGAGATCATGACCACCAGCGATTTTCTCGAGAAGATCGTGTGGCAATTATTTTTCAACTACAACTGCTTTGTACTGCCCACCTATTATGTCTGGAAGGATGAGAAGGGCGCAGAGCGGCGGCAGTATACCGGTCTCTACCCGCTGGCACCGACGCAGGTTGACTTCATCCAGGACGCCAGCGGCACGCTCTACGTCAACTTGAAGTTTGCGAACAACTATGAAACGACCATCCGATACAGCGACATTATTCACATCCGCTACGACTACTCGGTCAGTGAGTACATGGGCGGTGATGAGAACGGACAGCCTGACCACCGGGCGTTGCTGGAGGTCTTGCAGCTCAATAAGGATTTGCTGACGGGCATCTCCAAGGGGATGCGATCCAGCTTTGCAATCAATGGCGTTGTGCGGTTCAACACGCTGCTGGATGGGGGCAAGACGGAAGCAGCGCTGAAGGAGCTGGAGACAAAGCTGCAAAAGTCGGAAAGCGGTTTCCTGCCCTTGGACTTGAAGTCGGAATTCGTCCCCATCAAGAAAGAAATCCAACTGGTGGATGAGAAGACGCTGGAGTTCATCGACACAAAAATTCTCCGTCAATTCGGCGTCCCCCTCTGCATCCTGACTGGGGACTACACCAAGGCCCAGTATGAGGCGTTTTATCAGAAGACGCTGGAACCGCTCATCATCTCCATCGGACAGGCGTTCACCCGGACGCTGTTCACCGACCGGGAGCGGGCCTATGGGAACAAGGTTGTCTTGTACCCCAAGGATTTAATTTTTATGTCTGTTGACCAGACGCTGGAAATGATTCGGCTGCTGGGTGACAGCGGGGCGCTGTATGAAAACGAAAAGCGTACTGCATTTGGTTTGCGCCCGTTGCCTGAATTGGAAGGTGTGCGTATGATGAGCCTCAACTACGTCAATGTAAATTTGGCCGCGCAATATCAAACAGGTGAACAGTCCAACGATAATGGAGGTGGACAGGATGAAGGATAAGAAGCCGCTAGAGCAGCGACAGTATCATTTTGATATTCGGGCGGAGGAGAATAATACTGGAAGCATCATTACAGGTCGTCCCATCGTCTATGACAAAGTGACTGACCTGGGCTATTGTGCTGAGGTCATCGAGCAGGGAGCGTTGGATGAGACTGACCTGCGCGATGTGCGGTTCCTGGTGAACCACGACTTCAGTAAAATCCCCCTGGCCCGAAGCCGCAAGAATACGAAAAACTCCACCATGCAGTTATCCGTGGACAAGGACGGCATGGAAATCCGGGTGAACTTGGACACAGAGAACAATACGGACGCCCGGAATCTGTATAGCGCCGTGAAACGTGGGGACGTATCAGGTATGTCCTTCATGTTTTCGGTGCGAGAGGAAGAGTGGGAGAACTTGGATTCGGATTATCCCACCAGACATATCAAAGCGATTGGCACAGTGGTGGAAGTGAGCGCGGTGACATTCCCCGCCTACGACAGCACTGAGATCAATGCCCGTGGAAAGACGGCGTTGGAGAATGCCCGTCAAGCGGTGGAGACTGCGAGGCAGAAGCGGGAACGGTCGGTGGACACTGACCTTGCGTTGGAAAGATTAAAAGCACACTATCTCTATGACATTTAGGAGGTTTACCGATGTTCAAAGACTATTTGAAGAAGGTTATCGCAGCCAAGGAAGCCCGTGCGGCGGAGCTGCGCAAGCTAATCAAACAGGCAGACACTGCTGATGAAGTGCGTTCCCTGGGCGAGACTCTCCAGGCCGTCCTGGATGAGCTGTCCGACGCGAAGGAACAGCTGGACGCCGCTGAGGAAGATAAGGGCGAGGAAAAAGAACCCGCTCCCGCACCCGATGAACGGGAACGGGCTCCCGCTGGTGCAGAGTTCAGAGGCGGCAACCCGCTGGCAGCCTATGGCCAGCATCGTGCGCCTGCCCAGCGTGCCGGCAGCATCCTGGACACCATGGAATACCGGAACGCCTTTGCCGCCTATGTGAGAACCGGTGACGAGTCCCAGTTCGCCGCTCTGGAATCCCGTGCGGATGCTACTCTGATTACTACCGATGTTGGCAAGATCATCCCCAACACCATCATGCAGGAGTTCATCAAGGACCTGAAGGTCTATGGCAACCTGTATAACCGGGTGCGGAAACTGAACGTCAAGGGCGGCGTGGAATTTCCCATTGAATCCCTGGTCCCCACTGTGAGCTGGATCACCGAGACCACCGTATCTGACACCCAGAAGGCACCGGAACTGAAGACCTCTGTGTCCTTCGGCTATCACATCTGCGAAGCGAGAATTGCACAGTCTCTGCTCTCCCAGGTGGTCACCCTGGACATTCTGGAATCCGAAATTGCCAGACTGCTGGCGGAAGCCTTCGTGAAGGAATTTGACCGCATCATCATCAACGGCACCGGCTCCGGCCAGCCTACCGGTATTCTGACCGACACCAGAGTGGCGGCCGCGCACAAGATCACCTTTACCGCTGCCGAGCTGGCAGACTGGACGAAGTGGAGAACCAAGCTGTTCGCCAAGATTCCCCTGGCCTATCGCGGTGAGGGTCTCTTCGTGATGACGCCCGCGACCTGGGAGAGCTACATCATGACCATGAAGGATGACAACAACCGTCCCCTGTATGTGGAGACCTACGACCCGACCAACGGCAATCTGACCTGCCGCTTCGGCGGTCGTGAGGTCATCCTGGTGGAACCGGACATCCTCAAGGATTTTGACACCGCTTCCACTGGGGACGCCTGGGCGATCTACCTCAAACCCACCGACTACGCTATTAACTCCAACCTGCAGATCGGCTTCAAGCGCTGGTTTGACGATGACAAGAACCGCTACGTCAACAAGGGTCTGTGCATCATGGATGGCAAGCTCCTGGACGTCAACGGCGTGTTCATCCTGAAGAAGTAAGGAGGATTATCATGGGCAACACCGTAATCGCGCTCAAGAACCTGGCGGTCAAGCTGGGTTGCGCAGCCAGCGCAGACGCTGTCACCGGCGACACCATCGCAGAGGTCCTCCAGTTCATGGCGGACCATTATCCTACAAGCGGCGGCTGATGAGGAAGGAGGCGGGTGACGATGCTAGAACGTGTGAAAGCCTTACTGGGCATCCAGGGCGATTATCAGGATGCGACCATCAACGGGTATATCGAAGAAGTCACGGCGTTTTTGGTGGATTCAGGCGTTGACAATGCGGACATTACGCCCGGCATCGTTGCCCGTGGGGTCTCTGACCTCTGGAATTATGGGAGCGGCGACGCTGGCTTTTCGGAGTATTTCTTCCAGCGCGCCGCTCAGCTGGCGTATCAGGCACAGGACTGAGGAGGTGTGCGACGATGGCAGGATTTAAACCGGCGTTTCCGTATGCGACGCCAATCGAGCTGTTGATTCCTACTTACAAGACGGTCAAGGGCGTCCGGGTGAAGGTTTTCCCGGAGACGGGCGTCCGATTGGATTGCAGTTTCAAGACCTACGGCGGGACGGAGCGGAATGACAACGATGTGTATGCCGTGATCGACACTGCCAACGTAGAGACCTGGTTCCACCCGGATCTGGGCAGTGATTGCCGCATTAAAGTTTTGACCACCGGCGCTGTATATGAGGTGCTGGGCGAACCGGAAAACATCAATATGCGGAATCAGTTCTGCAAATTCAAGGTGCAGCGAGTAAAGGGGCAGGCATAATGGGCAGACGCATCAAGTTCGGGTTCGATACCAAAGGCTTTGAAGACCTTGCCGCAAGATTTGACGGGTTGGGCGGTGACCTACAAGCGTTCTTCACCGATCAGCTGGAACAGATTGGAGAGACGGTAGGGGAGGACACGCTGGAGGCAGTGCGAGCCAGCAACCTCCCCGCCGGAGGCAAATACTCGCAGGGCGATACGGAGAAATCCATCATCCGGAACCCCAAGGTGTCCTGGACAGGAAACATCGGCTCCCTGCCGATCGGTTTTGACTATGCCAAGCCGGGCGCGGGCGGGTTCCTGATTACGGGGACGCCCAGGATGAAGCCGGATCACAAGTTGGAGACGATTTACGCGAGGAAGAAATACTGTGCCGGATTGATGAAGGAAGTGTCTGACGCTTTGACGGAAGAAATCGGGCGCCGGATGAAGGGTGGTTGATATGGTGGTAGACCTGCTGATTTCTACGCTGGAGAGCCTGGGGTATCCCGTCTACCGGCAAGGCTCCTTTACAGAGGAGGAGCCGTATCCGGACCACTTCTTCACGTACTGGAATGTGGAGACAACGGATGGCTCCCATTACGACAATCAGGTTCGTTCCTATGTGTGGGATTTTAACGTATTTTTCTATTCCATCGACCCTGCCAACACATTTCGAGTGCTGGAAAATGCGATAAACGCACTAAAAGCAAAACGCTTCATCGTGCCGGGGAAAGGCTTTGACGCGGAGACCGATGAGCCGACCCACACCGGCAGGGGTATCAATGTTTTATTCTTAGAGATCAACTAGGAGGTATATTATGGCTGATATTTTTGAATACCGTGGCGTAGAAGGTCTGGTTTATGCAGAAGTTACCGCCGATGACGACAAAAACTATACCACAGGCGAGGTCAAGCAGCTGGCTGGCGTGGCGGAGATCGGTCGGACAACGGAGACCAGCTCCGAGCCGCACTACTATGACAATGTGCCTGCCGTCGTGGTCAGCTCTACCGGCTCCGATGAGGTGACCTGCACTGTCTCCGCGATCCCGCTGGACGTCCTGGCGGAGATCACCGGTCAGCAGTATGACAGCAATCTGGGCGTCCTCATCGAGGGCGAACGGGAGACTAAGTATTTCGCCCTGGGTTACAAAGCGAAGAAGACCAACGGCAAAGAAGTCTATGTGTGGCGTTACAAGGGCCAGTTCTCTATTCCTGATTCCACTCATGCGACCGAGGATGACGGCACCGACGCAAACGGGCAGGAGATCACTTACACTGGCATTTCTACCACCCACAAGTTTACTAAGACCGGCAAGCGGGCGAAGGCAATGAACGTTGATCTGGAAGCGGACAAGGCCAACGTGTCCACCTTCTTCGACACTGTCACCACGCCGGACACCCTGACCGCAAAGTCTGCGGGCTGATGCGTAGCTCAAATTACATCAGGAGGATTGCTGTATGCAGCTGAATTTGAACATCTATAGAGGGCGTGAAGTGGAAAAGGTCTACACCGCAGATGAATATGACATCCTGTTCGGCACGGTGGAAGACTTGGTCAACCTCATCGACGTGGACAGTCTGACCGGCGGCAAGACGGACGCCGATTTTGTCGGTGCGGTCGCCGCGCTGCTCAAGGGCGGCATCAGCTCCGTCCGGTCTTTGCTGAAGGAGATTTTTCCGGAAGTTACCGACGATGAGCTGAAACGGGTGAAGATGAAGGATGTAGTTGCTATCCTGGTAAACGTCCTGAAATATGGCTTTGTGAATATGAGCGGAGCTAGTAACTCAAAAAACTAAACGGGGGGGATGACCCCCCACCTCTTTATTGTGTCCTTTTTGATATTACAGTTTCCCTCTGCGAGAGGTTTCCGGCATACACCCCCACGGCGGTTAGACGTCTGCCGATACGGGAAGTGTTTTTACTTGTCAAGCGCCTAAATGACTATGCTGAAAGACAGCGTAAAAATGTACAAAATACCAAAAAGGGCAAAATCATTAGACGGCCTGCCGGTGACGATTGGTTTTAAGGTGGTGAGGTTATGGCCGAGGAATTTACTTCCAAATTTAGTATTGACATTACCGACCTAAAAAAGGGTATCCAGCAGGCTAACCAGCTTATGCGGGTGGCGAACTCTGAGTTTAAGGCCGCCGCCGGTGGGATGGGCAAGTGGTCTGATTCTGCCGACGGTCTGAGTGCAAAACTTAAAGAGCTGAATACTGTCCAAGACTTGCAAAAGGCAAAGTTGGAAATCCTGACCGCTGAATATGACAAGGTGGTAAAGGCGGAGGGTGAAAACTCCAAAGGTGCGCAAGACCTGTATATCCGTATCAACAACTTGAAAGGTGAGATCGGCAAGACTGGCGCACAAATCCAACACTATTCCACCCGCCTGGCAGAAATGCAGGACGCCGAACGAGACGCGGCGAAAAGCGCAACGGAGGAAGAAAGCGCTCTCCAAAGTCTGAAAACCGTTATCGGTGGACAGGAGGCGGCACTTTCCAAACTCAAGGCGCAGTACGCTCAGGTTGTCCTGGAGCAGGGCGAAACTTCCAAAGAAGCCAGAACATTGGCGAAGGAAATCACCGCCCTGTCTAGTGACCTGGCGGAAAATAAATCCAAGCTGAGCGACGCCGAGGGTGCGGCGGATAAGTTCGACCAGAGTCTGAACGATGTGGGCGACGCCGCCGAGGATGCGAGCGGCGGCTTTACCGTCATGAAGGGCGCACTTGCAGAGCTGGTGTCGAACGGGATCAAAGCTGCCGTGGACGCATTCAAGGACCTGGCAACAGCATCCTCCGAGGCGAACGCCGACTTCCAGGCCCAGACTGGGGCAAGCGCAAAGGAGATGGAGAAGTTCTCTGACTCCATCGAGCGTGTCTACTCCAAAAATTTTGGCGAGTCCATGCAGGACGTGGCCGAGGCGATGGCTCAGGTGAAGCAGCAGACCGGCGAAATAGACCCGTCCAAGCTGGAGAAAATGACGGAGAACGGCATTGCCTTGCGGGACACCTTCGGGTTCGATCTGAACGAGTCTATGCGGGCAGTCAATATGCTCATGCAGCAGTTCGGCATCACGTCCGACCAGGCGTTCAACCTGGTGGTCAAGGGTGCCCAGAATGGCTTGGATAAGAATGGTGACCTGCTGGATACCATCAACGAGTATTCCGTACATTACAAACAGCAGGGCTATACTGCTGATGAGTTCTATAATTCCCTTATTAACGGTTCTGCGTCGGGCACGTTCTCCGTGGACAAGCTGGGCGACGCCATGAAGGAATTTGGTATCCGTACGAAGGATACCGCTAAAAGCACAGATGAAGGGTTCCAGATACTGGGGTTGAACGCCGACCAGATGCGGAAAGACTTCGCTGCCGGTGGCGATACTGCCCAGGAGGCAACGCAGAAAGTCCTAAAGTCTCTATTTTCCATGGACGACCAAGTCAAACAGAACCAAGCCGGGGTAGACCTGTTCGGCACCATGTGGGAAGACCTTGGCGTGGAAGGTGTTAAGGCACTCACGGACGTCTCCGGCAAAGCTGTTACCACCACTGACGCGATGGAGCAGCTCAACAACGTGAAATACGCCGATGTTGGCAGCTCCATCGCGTCCATCGGCAGAGCGTTGCAGTCTGAATTCCTGCAACCGCTGGTCGATCAGGTGACGCCTGCCGTGGCGAACTTCGCGAAAGCGTTTGTGGAGCAAATCCCAGCGATCAAAGAGGCTATTTCTGAGGTGGCCGCAAAGCTCAAAGAGTGGAGTCCGCTGATTGCTGGCATCGGCACGGCAATGGCGACCTATTTCGTTGTCGGGAAAATTCAGGCGTTTATCACGGCAATCAAGAGTGGTGCGGCGGCGCTGAAATTGATGGAGGTGGCGCAGCTCGCCCTAAATGCGGTGATGAGCTTGAACCCTATCGGCTTAATTGTTGCGGCGATTGCTGGTTTGGTAGCCGCATTTGTGACTTTGTGGAACAAGTCCGAAGCGTTCCGCAACTTCTGGATAGGGTTGTGGGAGACGGTCAGCGGTGCTTTTTCTGCTGTGTGGAACGGCATTGTGAACTTCTTTACGGTTACCATCCCGGGTGCGTTCAATAGCGCAAAAGAGGCCGTGGGCGGCTTTGTTTCCGGTGTGGTCGAGTGGTTCCAGCAACTCCCGGGGCGTATTGGTGAGTTCATCGGCAACGTGCTGACCAGTATCGGTGAGTGGGCGATCAATATGCGCGATAAGGCCGTAGAGACCGGGCAGAACTTCCTAAATGGCGTCATCACGTTCTTCCAGAACCTGCCCGAAAATATCGGCTTCGCTTTGGGCTTTGCGATCGGCACCGTCGCCCGATGGGGCGTAGACCTCTGGACGAAGGCAGTTGAGATCGGCAAGACCTTCTTAGAGAATGTCGTTGCCTTCTTTAGGGAACTGCCGGGGAATATCCTCACATTTTTGCAGAACGTCATTTCCAACGTCTCTAACTGGGCGGTCAGCATGAAACAAAAGGCAGTGGAGACCGGGAAGAACTTTCTCACGAACGTGGTCAACTTCTTCAAGCAGCTGCCTGGCAGGATTTCGGCGTTCCTCCAAAATGTCATCACCAGCGTAGCGGCTTGGGCGATCAACATGAAGAACAAGGCAATCGAGACTGGCCGGAACTTCCTGAACAATGTCATCAACTTCTTCAAACAGTTGCCCGGCAGAGTGGCGTCTTTCCTGTCCAACGTCATCTCCAACCTGACGTCTTGGGCGTCGAATATGGGGAAGAAGGGCAAAGAGGGCGCGAAGAATATGTTTGACGCCGTGGTGAACGGCATCAAGAGATTGCCCGGGAAACTTCTATCTATCGGCAGCGACATTGTACATGGCTTGTGGAACGGCATCAGCGGTGCCGCTGGGTGGCTCAAGGATAAGATCATGGGGTTCGGCAACGGTATCATCAAAGGCTTCAAAAAAGCCTTTGGGATCAACTCTCCGTCCAAAGTCATGCGAGACCAGGTGGGCAAATGGCTGCCGCCGGGCATCGCAGAAGGCATTGAGAGGAACGCCAAAGTGGCGCAGAAGGCCATGCGCAAACTCAGCAATAGCCTGCTGGCGGAATCTGGCGGCATTGCGGGGGGAAGTCCCATCAGCGCCCATTCCGCTGGCGGCGGAACCCAGGCCACACGGGGTGGAGTTGTCCAGACGTTCTATCAGTACAATACCAGCCCGAAAGCGCTCTCCCGCCTGGACATCTACCGCCAGACTAAAAATCAGCTGGCGTTCGCGAAGGGGGTCTGACTATGTACACGCTGAAAGTAGAGAACGAGCGGGGAGACCAGCTGGAACTGACTCACAGCAACGACTATACAGTCACCAATGTGGAGGGGCTGAATCCGCCCAAGGCGACCATCAACACGGCGGTCGTGGCGTCCTTTGACGGCTCCCGCTTCAATAGCAGCCGGATGGGCGAGCGGAATCTTGTGCTCACCATCGTCATCGAGAACGAGATCGAGCGGAACCGGCTCAAGCTCTACCAGTATTTCAAGCCGAAGAAGCCGTGCAAGCTGTATTACAAGAACGCGTCCAGGGACGTCTTTATTGAAGGGTACGTAGAGACCTTTGAAGTCTCCCTGTTCGACAACCGGCAGATGGCGCAAATCAGCGTCATCTGCCCTGACCCGTTCTTCCAGGCCCCGACGGAGCGGACGGTCGATTTCCGGAGTGTGACGCCTCTGTTTCACTTCCCTTTTGCAGCGCCAGATGCGGGCATCCCATTCGCCGAGCAGGAGACCAATGTCAGCAAGGTTATCATCAACGGTGGTGACGTGGAGAGCGGCGTACTGATCACTCTCCACGCCAACGGCCCTGTGTCCAATCCGGTGCTGTACAACGTGGATACCAGAGAGTCGCTGGGGCTGACCCTGACCATGCAGGACGGGGATACCGTCACCATCAACACCAACAAGGGGCAGAAATCCATTCTGCTGAATCGGGGCGGCGTGATAACCAACATCATCAACCGGCTGGTCCGGGGTTCTTCGTGGTTCCAGATTGCCAGCGGCGAGAACACATTCACTTACACGGTAGCGGATGACCTGACCACCAATCTGACCGTCACCTTCCAGCATACCGACAAGTATGAGGGGGTGTAACCGTGGATATTTACGTATTTGACACAGCCTTTGATATGGTGGGCATCGTAGATTCGTACACCTCACTCATCTGGACGACTCGATATTACGCGCCTGGTGATTTTGAACTGTATCTGCCAGCCACCGACGCCATGATCTCACTGCTGCAAGAGGACTACTATCTGTGCCGAGCGGATGACATTGACGGCGACACCTACAGGAATGTGATGGTCATTGAGACAGTCAACCCTAAGACGGACGTGGAAGACGGCAATTCCCTGACGGTCACGGGGCGTTGCCTGAAATCCATCCTGTCCCGCCGCATCATCTGGAATCAAACCAGCATCAACGGCAAGCTGGAGCTGGGCATCCGCAAGATTCTGACAGAGAACGTCATTGCCCCGGCCGTGAGCGAACGGGCGATCAGCAATTTCACCCTTGGCGAGAGCAAGGGATTTACAGACCGGATTGAGATCCAGGCCACCGGGGACGAGATCGCCGCCTTTCTGCAAGAGGTCTGCACGCCCTGTGAGATGGGCTGGGATGTGTGGGTTCGGGGGCACGCCTTCGTGTTTGAGCTATACAAGGGCACAGACCGCTCCTACGACCAGACGACCAACCCCTATGTCGTGTTCAGCCCAGAATACGACAACCTTATCAGGAGTGATTATGCTCGCAGCAAGGCAAAATACAAGAATACAGCACTTGTCGCCGGGGAAGGGGAGGGCATCGACCGCCGCCGTGAGGTGGTCGGGGCTTATAGCGGACTACAGCGCTACGAGGTCTATGTGGACGCGCGGGACATCAGCAGCAACGAAGGCGAGATTGCCGATGAGCAATACAAGGCGATGCTGTCCGAAAAGGGCGCAGAAAAGCTCTCCGAGCTGGGCGCAACGGAGCGCTTTGAGGGGGAAATTGAGGTCAGCTCCAACTATATCCTAGGCAAGGATTATTTCCTGGGAGATGTGGTAGCGGTCATCAACGAATACGGGATTGAAGCCAGCCCCAGGATTGTGGAGATCATCGACGCGGATGACGACACCGGCAGGAGCATCATCCCCACATTCAGCACATGGGAGGTATGATAGATGGCGCTTGAATATGGATTTTTTAACGCCGTAAAGCAGACAGATGGCACATATGACAGGGTATACAACGCGGAACAGATGTCCCGGTATTTCAATGGCCTGGTATCTCCCGGCGTCTACGAATCTGTCGGCGGCGGATTGCAGGTCAGAGCGGGGACCGGCATGACGGTGCAGGTGCAGACCGGCCGGGCAATCCTGGGCGACAACTGCCAGTGGTTGGACAATGACGCTGTCCTGGACATCGTCCTAAACGCTGCGCACGTGACCTTGAACCGGTATACGGCCATTGTCATGCGGCTGGATTACACCAATCGGAATATCAGCATCGTGGCCGTGGACGGCGCAAACGCGACTGCCCCCACCAAACCGGCTATGACCCGGACCAGTGCGATCATGGAGTATTGCCTTGCGTATGTGTATGTAGGGAAGGGCGTCACGACCATCACCCAGAGTGCCATTACCGATACCAGACCGGACAATACCGTTTGTGGTTGGGTGACTGGCCTGGTGCAGCAGGTGGATACCAGCCAGCTCTTCCTCCAGTGGCAGACGGCCTATGCGGAGTTTTACGCCCAAATGCAGGCGTGGCAGACGCAGCAGGAAGCGGCGTTTGACGCATGGTTTTCCACCCTGACTGGACAGTTGCAGGTGAATACCTACATCCAGGAGTACCGGAACACTGTCAGCGTCACCACCAGCGCCACTCAGGTTAGTATTGGTATCAGCCAGTATGTGCCCACCACAGACATCCTGATTGCGAACCTGAACGGCATTGCATTGGTGGAGGGTACAGACTACTCCATCAGCGGGACGGGCACAGGGGCGAAAATGACGCTCACGAAAGCCATTGACGGCAACAACGTGATTGAGTTCCGAGTGCTGAAATCTAAGATTGGTCAGCAGACGGCTTAATTGGAGGTAGAAATTATGACACTGAAAGGCATCGACGTATCTGAACATCAGGGCGTCATTGACTGGGCGAAGGTGGCCAAGGATGGGGTGCAGTTTGCGGTCATCCGGGCTGGCTACGGTCGGGAGCTGAGCCAGAAGGACAAGCAGTTTGAGCGCAATTACGCCGGTGCGAAAGCTGCCGGTATCAAGGTGGGGGCGTACTGGTACAGCTATGCTAATAGTGTGGAGCGTGGCGAGCAGGAGGCAAAAACTTGCCTCAAGGTGCTGGAGGGCAAGACCTTCGAGCTGCCGGTCTTCTTTGACCAGGAATATGAGAAGTCCATCCTGGCCTTGAGCAACAAGACACGGACGGACATCGTGTTGAAGTTTTTGGAGACCGTCAAGGCGGCTGGTCGCAAAGTCGGCCTGTACAGCTCCACCAACTTTATCACGACCAAGCTCCAAGCAAATCGCCTGACTACCTACCCTCTGTGGCTGGCTGAATACGGCTCCAGACTCCACTACACCGGAAAGGTCTGGGCGTGGCAGTACACCAGCAAAGGCAGAGTGTCGGGCATCAGGGGCAACGTGGACTGCAATCACGGGTATTTTGCGCAGCCCCAGACCGGCAACACCGACCTGCTTCGCAAGGGTGACAGGGGCGATGACGTCAAGCTGCTCCAACACCGGCTGAACCTCTTGGGCTGGCAGCTTACCGAGGACGGCATCTGGGGCGTCCAGACGGACAGCGCTGTGCGGGGTTACCAGTATCGCGCCGGTTTGACCGTGGATGGCATCGTAGGCGCAAAAACCAAGGCGGCGCTCATCCGGGATGCAATCCTGGCCAGGGCGGCGGAAATCGGTGCTTACATGGTCAAGCACAAGTGGCACTATAAGGACACCACATACAAAGCAAAGGGCACCTGGGCGGCCACCAAGGCGTTGAGCAAGCCTGGCTCTAGCTGCTCCCACTTTGTATCCTGGGTCTTGCAGGACGTGGGACTGCTGACGGAAGGCAAACGTATCAGCCACGACGGGGGCAAGGTCACTGGCACCGGCAACCTGCTGGGTTGCCAGGTCATCCAGGCAAAGGGCAAGACCTGGGACAAGCTGGACGACCTGCGCCCTGGCGACGTGTGCGTGTGGGATAGCAACCTGGCAATCTACGCAGGCAGCGGTAAGTGGTATGACGCGGGTGGGCCGTTCAGCGCAAATTGCAAGGACGGTCGCTATACCAATGTGGGGCCGGTTGCGCCTTATTACGACCGCACCAAACCCATCTATTACTTGGTACGCGCAAAAATTTGATTTAGGACCTGGCCTGCTCCGCGCCAGTAATATGTTGGTGCAGAGCGGGTGGTTGCTGACGCCCTCACCCTTTGTTGCAACCTAGTTGTAAACTTTTTGTGAACGGATAGGCAAAAACGGCCTATCCCTGCCTACTGGGGTAGGGGCAGAGCAAAATGAAGAGGCCGAACGCCATGTATATAGCGGTTCGCCCAGGCTCCGCAAACGTCCACCATTGCCGACACAAGCGAACCGGATAAGAGTCATCCAGGTTTGCGGTGTCGGCATTTTTTATTGCCTCCGGCGGAACAGTTGCGCTACCGCCGGAATGGGTGAAGATGATCTTCAGCTCGTTGTCGTAGACGTATACGGCGGCGACAAAGGTGTTGATGAGTGTCTCAATGTACTTTTCGTCCTCGACCTCCCCGCGCCGGAGACTATCCAGCCAGGCTACCACGGCGGGCTTATCTACCTTGACCAGCGTTGACTGGGCAACCCTGATCTGTCTGGTCAGCTCCGCCTGCTCCGCCTCCAGCTCCAGCAGGCGGCTTTTTGTCGTCTCCGTGAGGATGCCGGACTCAATGGCGCGGAGCAAATTTTTGATGGATGCCTGCACATTGGACAGCTGGTCTTCCAGAACAGCGACCGGCGACTCCGCCTCCAATTTTTTGGCGTAGGCCACGGCACTGTCTGCGATTGCATCAATCACCTCCGGCACCAGGACATAGGTCTTGATAGCCTGGGCAACGGCCTGCTCCAGCTCGTACTTGCGGACGGACTTAGCGGCGCAAGTGTGCTCGTTGCGGTGCTGCTTGCAGGCATAGTAGTAGTGCATCCCGTTGCGGCCTGTCCCACAGACACCAATCATCGGGCTCTTGCAGTAGCCGCAAAATAGGCGGCCTGTCAGCAGGTAGGTGCAGGCGGAGTTCCGCTTCCCACCGCGCGGATTCTTTTTCGTTTTTAGCGCGTGCTGCACCTGGTCAAATAACTCGTTGCTCACGATCCGTGGCACCCCTTCCTCTATGCGGATGTCCTCATAGAGATACAACCCGCGATATTTCTCGTTGCTCACCAGCCGACAAAAGCTGGTGCGTGTCCATTGCCGTCCCCTGGACGTGCGGATTCCCCTGGCGTTCAGGTCGTCTGCAATCGACGCAAACGACTCCCCGGACGCGATACGCCGGTAAATCTCACGCACCACTGCCGCCCTCGGCTCGTCAATGCAAAATTTGCCGCCCTCTCCGCGCTTGTACCCAAACGGAATACGACCATTGATTTTGCAATTAAGGGCGTTGTCCCGCATCCCTCGGCGGATGTCCTCTGCCATGTTGTCGCTGTAAAACTGGTTTACATTCATCATGGTTCGGAGGCAAAATTGACCGGCGGCGGTATCGTCAAAATCCTCCTCCACGTACAGCACCTTGACGCCCAGCTCGGACAGCCTGGCCTCGTTGAGCATAGCTTCCATCATGTTACGCCCGATCCGGTTGCTTTTCCAGGCAATGACATAGGTAAATGCGCCCTTTTCGGCGTCCGTCATCATTCGGCGGAAGGCTGGACGCTTGTCACTCCGGCCGGACACGGCTCTGTCCTCGTAGGAGTCAATCAGCGTGATTCCTCGTTTGGCCGCGTGTGCCTGGCAGGCTGCCACTTGCTGTTCAATGGATACATCCTTTTGCCGGTGGCTGCTGTATCGGGCATAGCATACGCCAACTGAGCTGTCTATGGACTTCTTTTTTCGCTTCGCCATGATTTTTCCTTTCATTTCGCCAAAATTTATGCTAAAATAAAAGGGTAGTATCTGGTGACAAATGTACTACCCTTTGAACCGCCCTGGTGTTCCAGCACCAGGGCGGTTTTTTATTTACGCCGCCTACCACCTTGATATGCGTAAGATGGTAGGCGGTTTGCGTGAGAGGTTTGAGTTGATTATTCTGCCGTAGTGTTATCAGGTTCCTTCACAGGCTTTTTGGCCTTGATGGCGGCGATGATGTAAACCACAGCAAAAATCAGGCATACGGTTGCCCAGATGCTGAGGTCGGCATAAGATCCCGCGGTCACATAACCCACAAGAGCACCCAGGCCGTAGAAGACAGCGGTGACAATGGAAGCGCCCTTCCCTTCGCTGTTTCGAGTGGCCATGCCTACGATACCGGCAACGATCAGGCAGATAGCGACCAGCAGGCCGCCAGTGCCGCCGACTTCGCCGTTTTCCTCCAAGGCATTGCCGATGCCAGCGGCACAAGACTGGAACATCACCAACAGAGCCAGGACAATAGAAAGAATCCCGGACACCAATTTTGCGACTTTCATTTTGATTATCTCCTTCTCATGTTAAATTTACCGCATTTCGTCAAATTGCGGTATCTAATGACATATTACACGATACGGGGAAATGTTTCAACCGATGTTTCGGGTTGGTTGATTTTTTATTTCAACCCACACTCGATTGCTGAGCTGTTTCCATTTTGGAAACAGCTCATTTTTTACCCGCATGCTACATTACCTCACATCACTCTGAAACGCCACCGCCTTGCCCAGTATGACAATCTGGTCAAGCTCAGCGTCCGTATAGATGAGGTCTTTGTAGCTGGGATTCTCGGCGTGTAGGATGAGCAGGTTCTTGTCAGGGTAATAATTCACACGTTTTAGGGTTGCCTCGTCCTCTATAATCACGGCGGCGATTTCGCCGTTGTCCACCATATCCTGCTTCCGGATGAACACGATGTCGCCGTCATGTATCCTTGCCCCAATCATCGAGTCACCGGCAGCTTGTAGGCAAAAATCAGCGTGGACATTGGTGCCGACCTCTACATATAGCTCGTGTTCCTCGTTCGCAAAAACGGGTTCGCCGCAGGCGATACTGCCCAGAAAGGGCACACGCTTGGTCGTGATGGGGAAGATGTTGTCGTAGCGGTATTCAGGAGGTGTGGGGGTGTCAGCAGATTGGACATATGTGGGCAACTCCATCCCACCATCTTCGATGATACTGCTTTTGGAGATGCCAAAATGGTCGGCGATTCGCTGGATAGCGCCCATCCTAGGCTCTTTAACGCCCAATTCCCATGTGGACACGGCTTTTCCGGATACCCCTGCGATTTCTCCCAGTTCTTGTTGGGTCAGTCCATATCGTCTACGCAGGGTTTTAATATTCTCGCTTATCGGCATATCATCGCCTCCTTGCGCTCAGTATAAACTTTCAGTAGATAGATGTCAACAAGCATCACAAAAAAATCTGCTAAAAGTTCTTGACAATTTACTTTGAGTAGAGTATTATGATAGCACAAGGGAGGTGATACGATGCAATTTACTCTCAAACAAGCCAGACTGCACAGCGATAAAACTCAAGCAGAAATGGCTAAACTGCTGGGAATCTGCCGGAATAAGTACCTGAATATCGAAAAACATCCAGATACGGCGACTATCGCTGAGGTCAAGAAAATCAGCAAAATTACTGGCATCCCACTGGAGAATCTTTTTTTTAGCCAGAACTCTACTTAAAGCAGAATCGCGAGCCAAAACGAAGAGGAGGTGAGGAGCATGACGATTCTATTGGCGATTACCACGGCGGTCTGCGCCCTGAAATGGCTGGACTATTATGTCCGGGCCCATTCGCTGGCGTACATCCTGGCAAAAAGAGAACTGACCCCATCCGATGAAGAGATGAAGTCAGCTACTGTTTTTGTGTGGAAGAAGATCTTACATGTTAGGCGAGGAAGGGTTGAGAGGTGAGCCGAACTGAGCCTTGATTAGATCACTGATTACGTTGGATGAAATCTGAATCAGGGCGTCCAGCGATTTAGAACCGATTTTGGCCGCAATTGATTTGGTGCTATTCCAAATCGTATCCTTTCGGACATTCGCCAAAAATGCATGGCCAGCAGGAGAAAGGTCGGAAATCATTATATTGGCTCCGGAGTCGTAATCATGTACACCTAAAATAAGTCCAGAAAGTTTGCACTGCTTGATATGGTAAATGATTTCGTCATGGCTGTACTTTTGCAGTCGATGAATAGCGGTATCTTTCTGATACTGCATTGTCCGGCTATAGTCACAGGCATCTTCAACAGAGAGCAAAATGTCTCTGATGCAGTCAGGATTTAACTTCATGGTATCACTCCTTTCGAATGTATCTTATCACAGGGACGTCGAAGGAGCAAGCTGAGAGAGGAGGTGAGACGGATGAACCTTTTCTGGTTAATCGCCCTTTTGGCGATTTACCTTTTTAAGGGAAATGACAATGAAAACTAAAAGGAGGAACCTAAATGACAAGTGAACTGAAAGTATTTGAGAACCCGACCTTTGGTCAGGTGAGAACCGTTGAGGTCGACGGCGAACCGTGGTTCGTTGGTAAAGACGTGGCTGAGGCGCTGGGGTATAGCAACACCCGGGACGCGCTGTCGAAGCACGTAGACGAAGATGATAAAGCTACCGTCGCGTTTCACGACGGTAGCCAAAACCGGAATGTAACCGCGGTCAACGAGTCCGGCCTGTACAGCCTCATCCTCTCTAGCAAGCTGCCTGGGGCGAAGGAGTTCAAGCGCTGGGTCATCAGCGAGGTCATCCCGTCCATCCGTAAGACGGGCGGGTACACGCTCAAGCCAAAGCCAATGACCGAGTATCAGCAAATGATGGCAGATACCAGACGGCGTAACGCTCGTGTGCAGTCTGCCCGCATCTTGACCCAGCTGGCTAAGCAGTATAAAGGCTCTACCTATGAGCAGGTGCTCAATGCCCATGCGACCAAGGAGCTGACCGGAGAGTTCCTTCTTCCTTTGCCTAAGCTGGAGGAAAAGACCTACTCGGCCACCGAGATCGGGCAGATGTTTGGTATCTCGGCGAACAAGGTCGGCCTGTTGACCAACCGGCACGGTTTGAAAACGGAGCAGTACGGCCAGTGGTTTAAAGACAAATCTCGCTACGGTAACAAAGAAGTGTATAGCTTCCGGTACTTTGAAAAGGTAATCCCTATTATCAGAGATTTGTTGGAAAGAGAAGCGAGCTGAACAACACGCAAAAAATGCGCGTAGATAGGAGGAAACAACATGGTAAACATTGCAGAGATGCCGCCCCATGTGATGGAGCAGTTGGGAGCCGATACGTTTCGGGCTGTCCTGGCCTGCCTGACGGCGGCCAGGGAAGAAGCGGAAAAGCAGGAAAAGGAGGAACCAGCATGAAAGTAGCAGTCAACATGCGCCTGCCCAACGGCGCGGAGAAAACGCTGGTGTACGGCGCAAAGGACGTGGCGGATGCGTACGCCAAGGCTAAAGAGGAGCATCCGACCTGGGACGTTATCGCGGTGTCTGCAGCCGAAGGGGAGAATGTGAAATGAATGGTAAAAAGTATGAGATGCTGCAAGACCAGACAATTGAGTGGTGCGGACGCACGCTTTACCGCATCCGTGCGCTACGGGACTTTGGGAATGTCCGTGCTGGCGACGTCGGCGGCTACATAGAGTGTGAGCGCAATTTGTCGCAAGACGGCAACGCCTGGGTCTACGACGACGCCAGGGTCTGCGGCGACGCCAGGGTCTGCGGCAACGCCTGTGTCTGCGACAACGCCAGGGTCTACGGCAACGCCAGGGTCTACGGCAACGCCTGGGTCTCCGACAACGCCAGGGTCTGCGACAACGCCAGGGTCTACGGCAACGCCTGGGTCTCCGACAACGCCAGGGTCTGCGACAACGCCAGGGTCTCCGACAACGCCCTGGTCTGCGGCGACGCCAGGGTCTACGGCAACGCCTGGGTCTGCGAAAACGCCAGGGTCTGCGGCAACGCCGATGGCTAACTACCCCAGCACCTGCCCCAAATGCGCGAAATGCCGCCTATACATCCAGCGCCGCTGCAAGGGTCTGCTGGACTACCAGCGGCGGTGGTGCCCGGAGTGGATTACATACGGGATGGTGGCGGACGCTTGGGGGAGACTTGTGCAGACGAGACAGCTGAGGCAACGAGACAGATGAGGAGGAAACGAAATGACCATCAACGAAGCAGTAGAGCAACTGAAAGAACTGAGAAGCGCGTCGTGGAACAACCGGGATGAATCGAGCGGAGACAGCACCAACGACGAGTATGCAACGGCGTTGGCGGACAGCGTTGCGCTGGACGTAGCGCTCAACGCCCTCACCGGGCACACACCGGAGCCCAGTGCTGACGTGTCTCCCGCCCTGGCCAACGAGGCACGCGCAGAACAGCTGTGGGACGACGACCGGCGTCTGTTTGTACGCAACCTGGGGTGGCTGCTGAGCCAGACTCGGTGCGGCGTGGTGTCCTGCGAGCTGTACGGAGACCAGGATCGCGAGTATGTGATCGCGCTGTACGACCACGGCGGCAAGCGGGAGATCGACGTCACTGCGGACAGCTATCTGGCGATCATCAGGGATATGGCAAAGCGGGTGTAAGGGAGGACGTGAGATGGAACTGAAGGAAGCAATCTGCGTGTTGGAGGAGCGGGCGAAATATGCACAGAGCAGGGTATTGTGGTGCATTGCCCATCAAGAGGATGAGGGAAATCTGCTGTTATGGGAAACGGCACAGAAGCTGTATCAGCTGGCAGTCGATATGCTGCGTGAAAAAGTGGGGCTGCCCGATGTGCTTACATTTCTGCATAATCAAGCTCGGTGGGCAGCATCGCAGGTAATGTGGTGTAGCACACATGGCGCACATGAAGACCGGGTAAGGGATTATGCCAAGGAGCGGGATGCCTATCAAGTGGCGCTGACGGCACTGGAGGAGCGGATGAAATGGGATGCCTAAAGACGCAGGGTTGGAAGTGGTTGGTGACCGGCTCAACCTGCGCGGCACCGGCTGCGTCGAGTACAAGGTATTTAAGGAGTGAGGAGGAATCAACATGACACAGAGAACAAAGTACACCTGCCAGCTGGTCGTTGGCATCACCGGCACCGTAATGGGCGTAGCGGCCTGGGCGACTGCCGGACACATGGTGCTGCTGGGCAACTGGCTGCCTGCCAGCATCACCATGTGCGCCGCTGCCTGGATGATGTCGGTGGCCGAGACGGCCTTCGACCGGATGCTGGCGCGGAGGCTCAAGCTGTGAGCCGCAGACCCTGCGCCCACTGCCAGCGCCTATGGAGCGCCCAGACCCTGGTGACGGTCGGGGCTGCGGAGCTGTGCCCGGTCTGCTACAAGCAGCGGAGATGGACGCGGGGATGGTGGCCGTGCAGAGACTGCACGTTGGAGACCGACAGGACGCTGGTCTGCCACGACAAGTGCCCGCGGTACGCAATGCACCGTGCCCTCATTTGGGCGGGTAGGCCCAGCAAGGGTGACCGGGCGGCAGCAGAGGTGACGCTGGAGGGCAAATTGCGGAGTATCCGCCACAGAGGAACCGGTAAGATTATTCAAATATAGGAGGCGTCTGACATGATTGAGTGTAACCACAACTGCCTGGAGTGCCCCTATCCCGATGTGCCGGAGGAGTGTCTGGAGGCGGCTCTGACATGGGATGAGTACAAAGAGCTCGACGTCATCGACAAGGACATCATCAACCCAAAGACGGCAAAACAAAAAGCAGTCGCCGCCTACCAGAAGGCGTGGTACGAGGCGAACAAGGACAAGGTTGCTGCCCAGCAGAAGGCGTGGTACGAGGCGAACAAGGACAAGGTTGCTGCCCAGCAGAAGGCGTGGTACGAGGCGAACAAGGACAAGGTTGCTGCCCAGCAGAAGGCGTGGTACGAGGCGAACAAGGACAAGGTTGCTGCCCAGCAGAAGGCGTGGTACGAGGCGAACAAGGACAGGGTCGCTGCCCGGAAGAAGGCGTGGTACGAGGCGAACAAGGACAGGGTCGCTGCCCGGAAGAAGGCGTGGTACGAGGCGAACAAGGACAGGGTCGCTGCCCGGAAGAAGGCGTGGTACGAGGCGAACAAGGACA